TTAGTGTAGAACCCCACAGGGCGCACGTAGAACACCTCTTCAATATCAAGTTCTTTCTTGGCAACTTTAACAACTCTCTTTCCAGTATAACGTTGCGATTGAACATCCCAGGTTGTTCCAATACGATGAGTTCTTGCCTGAACAATCACATTATGAACGAATCCAGAACAAGAAAAAGTAATCTGTGGGTGCTCTAATGGTCCCCAGTGACCTCTTTCATTTGCAAGTAATTGTTCAACAACCCATTCACCACACTTAGCACTATTCGGAACTTCTACATTATGGATGGGAACTTCAGAATAATCACCTTTACCTGCCTGCCAAACAACTTGTTCTGGAATTGGATAAGACTGAAGTTTAACTACTTCAAGGTACTTATCAAGTTCTAATAGATCTTTTGATTTAATTGGTTTCATTTTCCAAATCCTTTCGACATTTTAGTTTCTAATTCTGCAAGTTCCTGTTTAACAACTCGCAATTGTGATTTCATTTCCTTAAGTTGCTCACCAGAATATAGATGATCTTGTTTGATTAATCTTTCCAACAATTTTACAAGTTTTCTAGATCTTGCTGTCATAGTTTATAATCCTCACCGAAAATTTCATCATAGTCTACTTCTTGTGGTCGAATATCATCATATCTATACTTATATGGTTGCCCATCAGACAAAATTTCACCTTTTAAAGAATCTAACAAGAGTTCCATATTACGAATAATAAGTTTGATTTTTTCTTTATCCATTTAGAGTAATATTCTGGTCCAATTATACAAAAAAAGAGAGGACTTGTCAATCCTCTCTATCAACTTTAAAAATTTGCTCAAACCATTCACTTAAATGTATTCCATAACAATGCCAATAATTATTACCCCTGTATGTTAAAAGGTAACAAGCAGGTTTTCTACCATCCGGATCTTCTTTATGGTAGAAGTCTTCAATCACGCTACTTGAGGCTTTTTCGCCATATTAAGTTTAGCATTGTGAAGTTTAGTTTGCTTCTTCTCTTTGTCTTTTAAGTATTGAACGAAAGTGATTTTCATAAGTTTGCTCCTTTACTGATGAGTAAATTTGCGTTTCTTCGGTTTCCCTACTTCCATCGCCTAAGCGATAAACGTAAAATATGTATATAACTTATTTTGTAACTTTTGATACAATTTTAAAAGCCTTAAGGGTTAAAAATTTTGGCGGAATTTTTTGCCACCCAAAATGAAATTAAAGTTCAATTTTGATTTTATCGCTCAATATAACTAAGGGTATGATTACTAGCAGATAATTGTTCGATGATTACGTCGCACCCTATTTTTGGGTTGCAATCACCACAAGTATAAACATCACAAGCTGCCTTTCCCTCCTCAGGCCAAGTATGGATACTAATATGACTCTCAGACAATAAGCACAATACTGTAACTCCTTGCGGATCAAACTTTTTATAAATTGTTTGACATACGGTTGCCCCACTAATTGCTGCGGCATTTTCTAGTAGATCAATAAGAAAATGCTCATCGTTCAAAAGAACGAATGAGCATCCGTATAAGTTAAGTAAATAGTGCTTTCCCATTTATTTTCTTTTTTTAGGTTTTGGTGCCTGGTATCCCCACAGTTTTGGATTAACTTTACCATCAGCCCATCTCATCCCTTTAAAACCTTCTCTAAACTTATCCCAATATAGATCAAAAATTTTAGATTGTTTAGGACTTCTTGTGATGTCATAACAAACTTTGCCATCAAGTAGATAGGCAACTAGGTAGGCATCAAGAGGAAGATTTGGATTTTTAGCATCCTGTAAGGTACATCTTTCTTGAATAATTTCGCATCCATAACGAGATTTAGAAAGTTCTCTTTCGTGTGGAGTCCATACTTCTAAATTAGTCTCTTTATCGGATGCCTTATCTTTTTCTGCTGACATCTTTTTCGGTGTAATATTTCTAGTCATTACAATAAACCTCACTTAATATAGTAACGTATCAACCTCTACCACCCCATCTAATATCTGGGTAAGCTTGTGATACGATTTCTTTGGTAATTTTATATTTAGTTTGTAGTTTTTTATCTTTACAGAGGCATACAATTTCTGCTTCTAATGGATGCAATCCTTGCAGAACATTGATGAACATCGTTTCTCTGCGAAGAGAACTTAGACTATCATTCCCACCCCTAATAAAATTATAAAACGCATTATATTCTTTACGAATAGAAGATCTTCCTTGATCATTGGCACCAAGAGAATTGGTTCCAATTTCTTGCATTTTAGAAACTGCATCAGTAATCTTTTCGCTTACAGTTCCACTGAAAGAATTTTGTTCCCCAACACTTGCATATGGAACTTCACCTTCAGGAAGCATTGAGATAATACTTTCATCAAAATTCCAAATAAAAATGGATTTTAATGATGCATCTTCATATTTTTTAAGAATTTCTACCTTTTTTGCATTTGTTCTTTGCTTTGATACAAGTTGAAGAACTTCAAATGCAAATGGATTCGTTGGTAAATTATCAGAAATAACTTCAAACTTTTTAGTATTAGTTGTTGGTACTTCTTTAATTTCTTTAGTCTTCTTCGTCGTTGTCTTCGTAGTCATAATCGTTTTCAAACCTCACGGCAAGTATTTCGTCTGGAATAATGTTCCCATTTGCATCATACATTTCTGGATGGAATTTAGGGAATTCTTGATAGTTCATCATATATTCTCTAGCAACCCAACCTGTCATTATCCCGACTATAAAAAATAAAACGGTCATAAATGAACCGAATACTAAACTAGTTGCTAACATTTTTTTCTCCGGGAAACTACTATTTTTTCCTTGTTTTAATGGAAAACTCAAAATAAATGGTTACTTCCCGTTTGAGGAGGCAAACCATCTTTTCGTAAATAACGTGAAACAGTTTGGTTTGCTTTTTTTTACCCCCATTCAAAATTAATTCAACACCACGATTTACGTGGTCATTATTATTTATGTTTGTCATCAAATAATATTTTGTTCTTTAAGATACTTGACCGTATCAGTACATCCACCCAGTTTAATATCATTACAAATAACTTGGGGGAATGTTGAACCTTCACCAAACTCAGAATAGAATTCTTCTCGGGTAAAATCCTGATCTAAATTATACACTACATACTTTAGATTTGTCAATTCTAAAACTTGTTTTACTTTTTGGCAATATGGACAACTATCTTTGGAATAAATTGCGAAATTCATAACTTTAAAATATTAGGGTTTAACGTATTTATTGTAACAAATTTTGATCATTCATTGAAAATATAAATCATAAATTCACAAGTATAAGTATCAATAAAATTATCATCAAATATCTTATCCTTAATATCTAATGAATTTCCCCAAGAAATATTTTGACGAGTACAAGACATAACTTTATAATTTTTAAATTGAGACAGGCAGTTATTCCTAAAGGTTTTAAACTTATCCCTACAACCCTGATAATTAAGATGAACTTCCATAGCAATAAACTTGACATTATTAAGTAAGAAGTCCATATTTTCTTCTGTGAAAATACTATATTCCCCACCTTCACAATCAACCTTCATATAATCAACATAATTGATTGAATATTTTTCAATCATATTCTTAAAAGTTATTCCTGTAAATTCTTCGTCGCCACCAAAGATATTAATTTTATCAATCTCATCTCCAACAATCGCACTATTAATATAGGTTAATGGATTTTCGGAATAATCAAATACCTTCTCGGAGCAGTTCTTTGAAAGTACCTTTAGTAACCTTTTAGAAGGTTCCACACAATAAACTTTTTTTGGTTTCTGATCTAAGATTGAAATAGTATAAGCACCAACACTGGCACCGATATCTAAAACTACATCACCTTCCTTAACATCATTCCAAAATCTATAAACTTTCTCGTGAATAATTTCTCTTTCTATAGTCACAATATCTTCATAAGTCAAAGTTGACCAATCAAAATCTTGAGAATAGTTGAAAGAATGATTACTAGGTTTTGCCGAATTTACCGGAACATTTCCACCTACAACTTTTATCGTTTCACAGATTACATTATAATCATATTCTGATATTTGATAATTGGAAGTGATATCCTGAAGTAATTCTCTAGATTCTTCCGTCTTTCCCCACCACCAGGCAGCAATAGATTTTTCATAAAGAAGTCCATATTTACCAGGATATGCAACATCAGTTCTTAATGCTGGCAAATCAAAATTACAGTGCCTAATACCAAGATCAGCAGTGATATAACAATCTTGCCACCATTGCTTTTTTTCGGCATAGCGACTTAAAAGATAATATGCTTCTGGGCGATCAGGTCTAAATGCCTGTGCCTGAAACAACATTCCTCTAGAACTTCCATCTCGTTCCCCTTGCTTTTCATAACAATAGGAACCACGAATGAGAGCCTCATACGCAAGATCTTCATCATCTGCTCTTTCGGCACATCTTAAAAAGTATGAAAGTGCAGGAGCAGTATGCCCCTCTTTCTCATACCAAAGTCCAAGAGAAAAATTATATTCGGCATTTTCAGTATCCAAAGAATACTGAGTTAGAAGTTCTTCAATCTCAGTTTTTTGTGTCAGAGTTTCTTTTCTATTTACTTTTCCTTTATTTTTCCAATATTCTATAACAAGTTCTTTTGACTTTCTATGATTTGTTTTTTGCCCATCACTAACATCATCATCTTCGTTTTCAAAAGTTGACTTAAAATCAATATTCTCAACAAAAAGGGGAATGGTATATGTTTTACCAAGAGAAGTAAATAAAATATTCTCAATCAGAGGCATAACATCGGCACTAGGAAGTTCTAAGTGATAAGTACCATCAATAATATATGTGTCAATTATTTTTTTAGCATAATCCCTAGTAAGAATATATGCTGTTGCGCCCCAATCATCCCAATACCTTTCTCTCAATGCAAAGGTATCATAACTTCCACGGATTGTAAATAACTGAACACACTCAGCATCTTTAGGTAAAGAATCTACAAATTCTTTCCAAGTGAAATTCCAGTGCTGAACAGTATCCAGACTCAAATCATCTTCACAGAAAAATCCATACTCCTCATCTGTAGTTTCATACCAATCCTTAATTGCTTTTAGATGTGAAACGCAACACCCTTTCGTACCATCATTTAAAGTATCAAGATATTTGCCCGTTAATTTATCATCACAATCAGAAAACTTTTTTGAAACTATAGACCTTGGGGATATCCCATATTTTGAAAATTGCCCTTCCAACTCTTCCCTTCTATCAGAACATTCTTCAAGACTTACATAATAAGGTGTAGGAAATCCTTTTAATTTATCTTCTTGTTCTTCCAATTCAATTTCCTCTGCAAAATAATTTTGGTCATCCATTTGAATAATTTTCCAATTTGTCTTTGGTTTTATGTAAGTCTTTTTGTTTTCCCCAATAATTTTTTGATTTAACTTAGTATGAGTTTGAGAAATGAAATATTCAGCTTGCCATTTATCATTACCATCATTAAAAGAATTTATCCACTGACTTTGACTTCCTTCCCCATCATCAGAATAAAATCCTTCAAAATTTTCAACTCTTTTTGTATCTGCGTGTGGGAGATGAATCATATTATGATCGCAATCTATTTTTTTATGATTCAATCCCAAATTTTCCAATCGTTCATAGAGTTCGCTATCTTCAAAGGCATAATATTTTCCAAGATTTTCGTTGTATCCTCCAATCTTTTCAAAATTTTCCTTAGTAATAAATAAAAGACCAGTAAGGTATTTGAAATAAGGACTATAAGAAGTAAAATATTCTCTTAGTTGCTCAGTACTCATTTCTTGCTTATCAATCATATAAGTATCAGTTTTCTCATCATAAAATTCTGGACTGGTATAATTATGAATACCGGAGGTAAATTCATTTTCACCGGGAAAATATTTTTCAATAAACTTATAATATGGATTAATCACATAATCAGTATCAAGTTTAAGAATATAGTCTCCAGTAGCAAGACTCGCAGCAAGATTTAATGGTTGTGGTTGATTAAAATATTTTTTATTCTGAACAGTTACAATTTTAATTCTTGGATCTAAACTCGTAAAAGAATTAAGTGGTTCATCCGAACTCCAATCTACAACAATAATCTCAGATATTTCTTTAAAATTTAACCAAGAATTCAAAGATACTCGAAGTGCAGAATTACGATTTTTGCAGGCACAAATAATAGAAATACTCATAAGTTATTTTTATAAAATTAAATCAATGCTGTATATATTAGAGAACAATCCAGTCCGAAAGATACAAATCTTTGGTATTCCAATTTGAAAATTCCCCACAAAACCAGTTT